TCACCCTTAGCAATCCTTTCCATCAACTTATGCTCACCGAAGTCAAGCATAATCTCCTCAGGCTCTATTTCAGCCAATCTTTGCCTAAACTCAGGATCTTTTTCACACCAGGCCTTATATTGACCTCTACCAACCCCTGCTGATTCACAAGCAATGGTGATATTGCCAAAATTCTCTTTGTAAGCTATGATAAAAGCTTCTTTGCTAATATCTCTGAATTCTGCATTCATAATTGTATTGGTTTTAGCATATTACTGCGTAATCTAAACTCTGCATTCATATTATCTGTTTTTAGTTGGTGTTCGGATAGATGTGATATGTACTACCTTCTCTACCTTGATATGGTCAAAGCTAAGCACACTTTCGCACTTGCTACACTTGATGGTATGTTCCCTTATGGAACTATCCCAAACATAATCCTCTGTAGATACTCCGCATTTACATCTGTAAGTTCTCTTGGCTACTGTGTCTTTCATATTATTGGTTTTTTAGTTTGGCTTTTCTGCTCTTAAGTTTCATATCCCTTTTATACCTCTTTTTAGCCTCATCGCTGACCTTTCTCCTATTTTGCTTATCAGGGTTAGGTGTTACACTTACAGGTCTATTTAAGGCCGTATAGTCCATTAAGGGTAGTTCAACATTATGGAAGCTCATTGTTCCTGTATCAACTCCCTTCTTGTATCGTTTGTCTAGTTCTCTTTTCGGTAAATTCATATTATAATAAATTATAATGGGTTATATGGAAAATAAAAAAAATCAAATATCAAAAAATGTTAAAACAATGGTTGATATCAGAATATTGGAGGGCACAAGGCATCTACGAAATTTTTCGTACGAAAAAATAGGGTATAGGGTCTACGAAGACTTTCCTACAAACTTATTTTCTTAAGTCATTGATTATCAATACCTATTTTGTCTTATAATTACCATTATGTTAAATACGATAACATTCGTAGGATTTATTACCCCTTATCAGGGGCAAAAATATGTATTTTTAATCTATTGATTGTTTACTGACTTTGTCGCATAAACTAACTGATAACCTAAAATACTTCTATTCATTATATGTATGAATGTATACATATAGTAGATAATATATCATATATTATATATTATATCCTATATTATACATTATATCCTATATGATACATTATATAAGTGTATAGATTAATATATCCTATACTAATAAGATATATAACTACTTTTAATATTTTTTTACATTATTTGATGTTTGTATTGATTAATGTCGTAATATTACGATGCCAAATAAAACAATTGGCACACATATTATGGAAAATTTATATATCTTATTCGCCTTACAATTAGGCATTTTCACATTCTTTATTGGTACAATTATTCGCTTATTAATTCACCTCTTAATTGCAAATGAAAATGAAACAAAGTAAAGATTTCACATTCACGCAATCGATTATAGTTATAATCCTTTGCCTATTGTTAATTATGTTCGCCGACAATTTTTAATTCATAAACACAAAAACACACACACATGAAAAGAATTATTGAATGGTATGGTATGTTACCAGAGCCTGTTAAGTCACAAGCATTTGAGAATGCAATTACAAGACAAGATGTCGACATTTTTAATTATGAAGTACGAAGTATGTATAACGCAATCGACACTTCGTTCACATGGGCGAACACGCCTCAGGGAAGTGATTATTGGTTGAAGATAACCGAACAATGGGATGACGATACAAACACATTGCGAATACCTTTGACATTCTCTACATCCATGCGTATCATGTTATTATCCATGTATCGTGATAATAAAGTCGCAAGCGCCTTATTGAGAGACACTCAAACACATACAACTTTTGCCAATTATATCACCATGCGTGGTGAACTTTGTAGTTATCTTCCTAATGGTCGCGAACATATTGTGAATGACAATGGAAAATGGGCTCGTAATGGTCGGCAAGACATGAAGGTCGGCAAGATGGCGAAAAATTTACTTACTGAATTAGCAATTATAAACGAAGATATTGACGCGGTTGAATTAGAAAAATTTGGCAATCTTGTTAAGTCATATATTTCAGTAATGGGCGACGAAGATGGCGAAGGGAAAAAAATTGTCTTCGATGTTATTAATGGTCGCAAAATTTATGACGCTTATTTAGTCGATAATTACTCTAAAATATTAGGAACTGATACCAATTTATTTAATTCATGTATGCGCCATGAAGAGTGTCAAGATTATTTGAATATATATGTAGACAATATCGATGTAGTGTCGTTATTGGTGGCGAACGATTGCAATGGCAAAGTATTGGGACGCGCAATCTTATGGACAATGCACGACGGGAAAAAAGCGATGGACACTATCTACGCGCACGAATCACTTACTGCATCGTTCATACAATGGGCGCATGATAATAACTATTTTTATAAGTCAAGACAATCGTGTCACCATAGTGACTTTGATAAGCATTTGACAGATGGTCATATTTATTTGCCATGTGTTATACTTAAAAAATACGATTATAACGAATATCCATATATGGACACTTTGTCGATATTAGAAGATAACCAGTTGAGGACACATAATATTACTAATGAATATCGCATACTTAAAAGTACTGATGGTGGATATGAGGATTGCAATCGCAATGTGTATGACGTTTATAACCAGTGCGAAATAGACGAAGACGATGCGCGTTATGTCGATTATACGCGTCCTAATGGGCAAAGTATTAATGGCTATATAAGTGTTGATGACTTGAGTGATATTGCACATGGTGGATGGGTGTTATCATGTGATTGCGTCGATGTGGATGGCGAAGACTACTTAAGGGACGACGATAATATATGCTATGTAGAGACACGAAGCGAATGGTATTTGATGGACGATTGTCGAAGCGATTATAATGGCGACATGATTCATCAAGACGATGCAATCGAATTATGTAATGATGTCTATAAAGGTGACTATGCATATGAAGACGACGCGACGATGTGTATAGTTGATGGTGAATATTATTTGAACGAAGACATGATTAAAGTTGATGGTGGCATGATATATAAAGAAAACATCGAACACTATCAACTAATTTTAAACACTATAAACACAAAAAACAATGCGACAAAGATTGCTTAACACATTGCGCGTACAAAGTGAATCGTATGACACTACGCGAATGAATGAATATATAATTAATGAATTACATGATATGGGATTGACACCAGTAATGGACAAAGGTAACATCTATGTTATTAAAGGTGACGCAATCAATTACCCATGTATCGTGTCGCATACTGATTCAGTTCATAAAATAATACCAGATGAAGACTACACCATATTGCACGACGATACATGCGCGATGGGATTCAATAAGCGCATTAATTCACCAAGTGGATGTGGTGGCGACGATAAGGTAGGAATTTATATATGTCTTGAATTATTGCGCGACATGGACAATATCAAAGTAGCATTTTTCAGGGACGAAGAAGTTGGATGTGATGGTAGCTACGATGCAGATATGACATTTTTTAACGATGTGCGCTTTGTACTACAATGTGACAGAAAAGGTAATAACGATTTCGTGAACGAAATATATGGCGCGCAATTACAAAGTAAACGATTCAAAAAAGAGGTCGCAAAGATTATAGGCGCTTATGGTTATAAATTCGCTTCAGGGATGTTAACAGATGTTTACGCGCTTAATCAATTAGGCGTTGGCGTATCAGTTGCGAACATGTCATGTGGATATTACAATCCACATTGCGACGATGAAGTCGTGAACTTTGACGATGTTGAAAATTGTCTTTGTATGTGTCGCCATATCATGAATGACATGGTAAGTGTGTACGAATGTGCATACACACCTAAAAAACAAAGTTCGTTTTCTTATGTGTCAAAGTATTATAACACTTATAACGATTGGGATGGATGGGACGACCATTACACCAGTGCGCCAAAAGTGATAGACGAATGGTCGAAGTGTGAATCATGCGACGAAGTTGTCGAAGTGAAGACGATGGCATATTCACGCGACTTTAATTGCGAAGTGTGTGAGTCATGCCAAAAATGGATGAAGGTTAATATGTAATTTGTGTGTATCGTATATGTGTAAAGCGGGACTCAATATCCCGCTTTTTTTATGCCATATTGCACACCAATATAGAAAACTTATTTTAAAGCGAATTAAGGCGGTAAAAAAGGATCCAGATAGGCAAAGATATTGCCATAAAAAGATAGGGCAAAAATGAGGCTTAAAATAGCCTACAAATTGATTTTAGTATGAATGTAATATACCCATATTGCAAAGGTGCATTATTTGATATTATCAATGTTATAACATGGTTGCATATGCAACTAATAGATAGTTGCTACATGGTAAGCCAAAAACCTGCCAAAAACCCCAACAAAAACCTGCCAAAAACCTCGCTAAAAATCCCCTAAAAATCTGCTTGGATTCGTAGGATCATAATATATTTTAACAAGACATTAACTAAAAAATATTAAACAATAACAAAAACTTCTTAATTTTACCAAACAAACAAAAAATCCATCTATGAATTTTGAATTAATCACCGCCAAGTATGATTGCAGATGCAGTCTTACAGGCAAAAACTTCAGTCGTGGTGACCAGGTGTACTACAACTACGAGGCAAAAACCTTTTTAGATCCTGTGTATCATGAGAACATTATGAGTCAGCAAAAATCTCGTGGGATGAAATCCTACTTTGAACGACACCAAAAACTTAACAAGATTTACCCAACCCAAAAACCCTAACACATGGCAAAATTCGAGTTCGTAACAGAAACAAATCCGGTAACACAATCAGTAATTTATTACACTAGAAAAGATGAATTATTCATGGAGAATAGCTTAAGTCATACCAAGGAGAAGGCTTATGACAG